CCTATGTAAACAAAGCCTTCATGTCCTCTACTACCAATATTGATAGAACTGCTATCTTTGGAGATAACCTAATGCTGGTTATCAAAAGTAAGAAGGGTGTAGATGTAAAAGCCATTTCCCATTATGCCAGTGAAGATGAAATTGTGTTTCGTGCCGGATCCCGTTTTAAGGTGCTGAATGTTTATCAGGAAGAAACACGAAAGTACGGCTTTGGAAAAGGCTGGGTAGTTGAGCTGGAAGAGATATAAGAAAGAGCCATTACCAACGCTGGCAATGGCTCTGAACTGCCCTAAAGCAGCTATTATCAGCTCTCAACAGATAATCTAATTTTCCCAATTTCTCCAATCTATACGCCCATATTGAGTATAATTGATCGGTATAACAACAGTTAAGGTTTGAGGGTTATATCTACTTTTAAGTTCGTACATTTGAGTAGTATATTTATTCCAGAAATCACGTCTATAACCTCTCTCGTAATAAAAAGCAACTACAAAATACTTACCTACTGGTAACGTTATCTCTTTAGTTTCATCTTTGGAAGATTCAACTTCATATATTGGGGAAATCGTAGAACCGTCTTTCAATAACAAACGGCTTTCATCTATCAACATGGTATATATAGGATCTTCTTGTAGCTTGGTGTATTGGTAATAAGAATCAAAACCAGTATTAAATGTTTTTCCGTCAAAAGTTGAGGCTTTATCTGGATCGAAAAAGAGAAAACGGATAATATTAGTTTGTTTATCCGCATACTCTGAACTGGAAGTTGTTGTGTAGCCGTTTATCCATACTTCTTGCTGAGTTTTATTAGAATAATCATCCTCTTTAGTGGAACAACCAACTACCAGAATAGCCAGGCAAAGAAATACTACATTTTTCATATCGTGCAATTTATAGGTTAATAATCCATTAAAAATGGCTACCCATAAACCCACAAAAAAAACGTGGGCTTACTCTGCACGATCAAGAGGGACGACCAAGTACCCAATAGCCCATACAAGAGTAATGCCCACGCCATAGCGCAGGCATTAGCACATTGTTTCTGAGGGCTGTTTGAAATTTTGGTCGTTTTCTTGATCCTCGCAACAATAGCCAATGCTATATTAGTTCATATTTTATTTCTAACTGCAAATATAGTGCTATTTATGAGAAAATTAATCCGTTTATGTTATTAATTTAGGCACGACACAAAAAAGAGGAAGGCTTTACACCTCCCTCTTACCTGTTTCAAACGATTTTTCCCAGTTGGTTGTATCTCCTTCTGGATTCGGGCTTTTACCTGGTAAATGCTCTGATAATAGTTGCTCTTTCCATTCCTTGTACGCTTCATCTAAAGGCTTTTTTGTGTCGCAAGCATCCAAGTAGGAATAATGAAACTCCTTCTCATACTCCCAAAAAGAAGCTGCCAAAGGGTGAAAAGTATCACTTTTATACGGATTCTCTTTTTCTCCTTTGTACCAATGGTAATTTGAATAATCTTCCGTTATGCCAGAAAAAAATCCGGCTTTGTTCCAGTTATCAGCCATCTTATTTATTGTTTAAGTTATGATAGAAGTTACCTATAACATCAAGCATATCAGTAGGCAACAAATTGAATACATGATCTACTATTTCTTTAGGGATCTCATAGATAGCTGCTGCCATAGATCCTACAATAGCACCGATAGTATCGCTATCACCTCCCCACGAAATAGCCTTCCTTATTGCATCCTCAAAAGAATTACTGGAAATGATAATTTTTAGGCAAATAGGTACAGTTCCCTGGCAAGTTTCATCAAATACCCCAGCGTAATAGTTTCCGATCATAAACATAGGATAGTACGTTTGCATTTCGTTTTCAAGCCCGGATAAGTTTTTGGTAGTGCGCAAATAGTAAATAGCGTGCGCAGTCGCTACAGCTCCTTTTATGCCTTCCGGGTGGTTATGGGTTACGATAGCGGTTTCTTCCGCTTCTTTCTTCACTCTATATAAGTCGTCAAAGAACCAAGCTACGGGGCTAACCCTCATTGCAGAACCGTTACCGAAGCTATTATATGGTTGTGGTGTATCTGAGGCTATCCAGCGTGCAAAACTGCTTCCGTATGCTCCTTTAGGGTTTGGATATTTTCTACACCATTTCAGTAACGTATCTTCGTAGTGTTCCCCATTGTTGATAGCGTCCGCAATAGCAATAGTACAAATCGTATCATCTGTAAAAGTGCTTTCTTCCGTAAACAACTCAAAGTTATAGTTATCTGTATTGTTAAACTCAAACCGTGAGCCTACAATATCGCCTATTATTGCACCTAACATATTAACCTCCAATTTTAGTATTACCTCTAAATGTTTTCTTCCTTATAAGCACGCCCATACGGATTGTACAATACTTGTTTTGATACTCAACCCGACTTAGATCTACATTCCAAAGACTTTCTTTCTTGATACCTATTTGTTCCTCTGAAAGCTCGTCAAAGATCGCAGCAATAGATCCGAAATAGAAGTGTCTTTTTCCATTGTACGGCTCTCTCAATTCTACATGAATAACTTTCGGTAACTTCATAATCCATTCCATTTATTAAAGCGTTCTAATCTGATGCTTTAAAATTATATATTGGCTTTATCGTATCAATGATCTCAACTGTATCAGTGATAGCATTTTTAATCTCTTCCATAGACTTATACGCTTGTGGGGCTTCATCTATTGTCGCTCTACTTACAGAAGTGGTATATATTCCGTTCATAGATTCTTGGTATTCCTCCATACTAAGCAACTCCTTTGCTTTACTCCTACTCATCAAACGTCCGGCTCCATGTGGGGCTGAATAGTTCCAGTCCGGGTTTCCTTTCCCAACACAGATAAGGGAACCATCACGCATATTTATAGGTATTAATAGCTTCTCGCCTAATTCAGCACTCACAGCACCTTTTCTAAGGATCATACGGCTAAAATCAATATAGTTGTGTATGGTTTCAAATCTATTTACCTCAGTAAATTCCATCCCATTAATGATAATCGCTGCCATAGTAGCACGATTAAGTACAGCAAAACGTTGCACTATTGCCATGTCATTAATATAGTCGTGAAAATCACCACCTGAAAGATGTGCCAGCTCTTTGTCCTTACCAGGAATTGAAATATTCTTAATCGCTTCCTGAATATCCCTTTCCCTGCCTTCTGCTTTCAATCTGGCAATAGTATTGCGTACTTCAATCGCCCGATCACTTTCTGTATTTGCAGCCAAATTTTGATAGTGCTTACAAACATCGCCTCCCAACTTTCTACTGCCAGAGTGAATAACCAAATAGTACCTATGGTTTCTTTCTGAATAGTCCACCTCGATAAAATGATTACCGCCTCCAAGTGTACCGAGTGATAGATAAGCTCTATTTAAATCTACTTGCTTCGCACATCGTAGGTTTGAAAAATCAAAATTTGCCTTTTGAGTATCATGTATATTAAACCCATTGGGAACCATTTCCCTTATAACGGAATCCAATTTCTCACAGTCTATATATTGATCTGCCAATTCTACAGTAAGCATACCGCAACCAATATCAACGCCTACCAAGTTTGGCGTTACTTTATCGGTTATTGTCATTGTAGTACCTACAGTACACCCCTTACCAGCATGGCTATCCGGCATTATTCGTATAATAGAGTTTTCATAGGCAGGATAATTAGCCAGCCTCTTAATCTGATCGTATGCTTCGTTCTCAAAAGTTTCAGCAAAGATCTTGACTTCCTTTCCTGAATGTGTTCTAATTATTCTCATGTCAAATACAAATATAGTTTATTCTATTAAGTATAACAAATAAAATGCTACTTCTTTTTACTTAGTAAAGTAACGTGCCGTTTTAGTTCTTTATGTAGATACTTGTTTTCGCTCTGTAGCTCTTTTATGATAGAATTACGCTTTTCAAGTTCTTTGTTATATCGTTCACGTTCAAATTGAGCAAACGTAAGCTCCTCATTCCTACAAGTACAATCCCGTATATCATTGCTCAAAACAACAGCCCAACAACAAGGTATTAAGACTTTGCCAGCTTGCTTATCGTATATGTAATAGCACTTACTCATTGGGTATTAAGTCTTTGATATAAGCCCATCTTTTCCAGCCCAGCATTTGACTTTTTGCAAATACTTTATACTGCCAAATACTACCATCTTCTTTTTCAACTAATACAATAGTATTTACATCTGGAACTTCCGTTTTTTGAATTATGCCACACGCTGTTAATGCGCCATGCTGCACCGTCTTTGAAAATATCTACACCAAATTCACAAAGTGCATTGTTTCTTCCTGCTTCATAGTTATCTTCTTCGTAATTGACAGCATCATAATCTATGTGGTCGTTCAAAAAATCATCAATGTAGTTTTTTGCTGCTTTTTCAATCTGTACTCTGGTCATAATCATATACTTTTTTATTATTTACTGTTGAAGTATTATATTCCTCAATACTAAACAATCGTTCTCTTATAAGTCGAAAAAAGCCCAAATCTTTCTCTGATACATTCCATCGAAAAAATGGGAATGTAGCCCATTCAGGATCATTGGGGGCTTCTTCATACGTGAACACCGCCCATTTGTTAGCCTTAATGATATTCCATATTGCACGTAACTTTCTCATTCTTCAACTCCTTTCGGTTTGTTTATGGTTTTCCAGTGGGTTATCCTATATTCGTTGGCAATGTCTGTTATTCGTTCCAAATAGTCCTCTGCCCAACCAAATTCCCCCCAAGTAGATGTTAGGTAATCAGTGTACCATTCGCCATCATCTAAATTCTGATATTCCACACGAAGGATGCAATTTGTTCCGATTTCCGGCATAGCTTCCGTATCATCTTTACACTCGTGCCAGTTCTCAAACTCATTAAACCGTCTTGCAATCTCTTCACAAAGAATGTTTGAGCTTTCCACATCGCCTAAATGAATTTCGGCTATTTGGTAATTCATCCCGTCCTTTATACAAAGTTCTGCATCCAATTCATCTGCACCAAACAAGCGTTTTCCTCGTGCTGGTAGGCAAATAAGTTTCAATGTATCAGTATCTAACTCACCTTTGGCGTATGTCCAATTCAATTTAATTTTCATTTTATACCTCCTTTTGCTTTTGTTGCAGCCATTTTACACCTTTTTTAAATCCTTCTACAAACGCATCTGAGCAAACCCTTTGTATTTCGGGTAAACAAACACCTCTACTTCGATTTAGAGGACACGTAGCGCAAGCCTGGCTTCGTCCGTTGGCTTGCTTTGCTGCTTTAGTTATTCCTTTCATAATTTCGACAACCATTGTTCATAAATACGTGTGGCTATCTGAGCCATCATTACGGGTGGAACACTCATACCACAAATGTAGTGTGGCGATAAACCACAAAAATTATAATCTTGTGGGAACGTGGATATATTACATACCTCAGAAGTGGATAGATAGACGGGCTGCTTAAATGGTATCAATGAATCCAGGTGTGCAGACAATGTATAACAAACTCTATCTTCATAACAGAACTGCTGATTAAAAAAGCCACGTTTACCAGTGAGTTTTTTATAGGCTTCTGATAGTGCTATATCCCCTTGTTCCCTGAGTTCAAAAAGTTCTCTCATTCTGCCTTCATAGGCTCTTCCTTTATAATCCGCAAAAGCACCATATACTATAGGATCCTCGTTAAACTCCATGTTTATATATGGTTCTACGTTAAACAGATTAGATACCTTCAAAAAATTGATCCCTAAATCATGTCTAATGCAAATAAAGAAGATCCGTTCTCTTTTCTGAGGAACACCCATTTTTGACGCATCAAGAAGGAAATGCTGACAATAATAGCCTGCGTTATCAAAATCTTTATATATGCGCCTAACATAGTCTATTGCACTTCCCATAAGTAAACCTTTCACATTTTCGGCTACTACAACTTTTGGTTGTAATACCCTTGCTAAAGCTATGAAATCAAAGAAAAGCGTATCAAGAACTTGTGCAGATTGCCCCTCTCTGAATTTCTTTTCTTTACCCCAATCCTTTTCACGATTTCCGGCAATGGAGAAGGTGGAGCATGGGGGAGAACCGTCCAAAATATCCAAATTGTAAAGATCGGGCGGTAGCTCTCTCTCTCTCTCTCTCAATGTTCGTATATCTTCCAAAAAATTATATCGGGGTGAGTGGTTAGCCACATAACACCGATTAACCTTTGCGTCTATCTCATTGCAGCCAATTACATCAAATCCGGCTAACTTGTAACCCATTGTAGAGCCACCACCACACGCAAAGCAAGAGAACACTTTGCCTTTATCTTTCGTGAATTTGGCTTCTGAAAGCCTCCAGTTATAGGGGAATTTATGTTTTTGCATTTTCCATATAAATTAAAATGGTAAATCACTTTCACCAGGTCGGCAATCCTCAATTTTGTATTGAGTATCTTCAACTGATTTTATAGTACACAAAACGTATGCTTTCTTTTTTAAAAGAGTTGCAAGCCTTTTCGCTTCTTTTTCCGCACTATCCAAGCTATCATGTTTGCAAGCTGGGGTAGCACCCCCTTCCACAAATACCATGTAAAATGTATTCATACCTTTTCTATTTAGCGTTTATCTATAGTTGCCTTTTTACTCGGTGAACGCTTTACAATTATGGGAGAAGAAAGCATTATCTTAAAATACTTAGTACCATCGACTGTAATAGGCTCCTTCTCCATAAGGAAGGAAGCGTTATCCTTTACTTTTGCACAATCAAGTATCTTATTACTTAGGAACTTATTCATAAAGCGAATACCGCCTTTGTCGTACTTGATAGAAAAACCTTGTTCGCTATCAGTTTTGCAAATAAACCAGTCCTTTGTATTTTCTTCATCATTGGCAAACTGAACTTTATCTATATCCTTAATGCCTAATTCAGCAGCAAAAGACTTAGAAATGTAGATCATACCATTTTCACGATTAAATCTCAAAGTCCTTTCTCCGTTGCGTTGTCCTACTGGCTGGCTGTTTTGTTTATTGTATATTACAAGTTTCATAATTGGTAAATTTTAATATTATACGATTGCTATACATGAATATCGGTTTACAAAACTTATATTACTTCGGATAGCATTATTTATTGAATTGATTTTACGATATATGGTGCTTACTGAAACACCTGTATAATCTGAAAGATCCTTATAAGAGCACCCGGTATCATAAACTTTTAGCTTAAATAACCTATAATCATTTTTCGGGTATTTATGCTTAATGAAGGAAAGAATATCTTTTGCAAGTTTATCTGGCTCTACAAGCTCCTCAACCGATAAACCTTCTTCCATGCTTATTAACTGGAAAAATATTTCATTAGGTCTGTAGTATCGGTTTTCTTTAGCTATGTTCCGAAGCCTGGCTCTTTTATAAATTCCCCAAAATAAAGGCTCAAAGTCTATTATTGGCAAGTCTATAAATAGCAGATCCTTTCTCAGAAGCAAATAAGTATCGTGAAAAACGTCCTCATTTAGCTGCCATCCTAAGATACTTCGCAACCGTTTATAATTGAAAGAAAACCAGTAATCAAACCTCAAAACATTGCTTTTCATATCTCTATTGGCTTATACATACGTTTATAGGCACGATTAATTTATAAGTCGCTCCATTGGGGAAACCGTCTTTTATGGCTTCTTCAATCTCGCTGGCTGATGGTACACTTATTCGTTTCCCAAATTCAATTTTGCCCAAGCGTTTTCCCTTGTGATCGAAAATTATATATGTGTATTCATTCATAGGGCTATAATTATTTATAGGGGTAAATTGGGCGTATCACTTCCAGCGTGTCCGCACGAACAATAGCAATACGTTGGTAATATTTCTCACAAGCAGCTTTAAAACCACCACACCAAGCGGTTTTCTTCTCATAATTATCTACTATATCCTTTTCCGCTTTATCCAGATCAATAATAGGATAAGCCATGCCGATACGGATCTGATCGTTTGTATCATGCTGTAAAACTCTGATGTTGATTAAGCTTTTCATATTCGATGTTGCATTTACTGTTTGTTATTTCAAATCTTCTAACTTCTCCGTTGTCAAATACCATTCATATTGACATTCCCTTTGGTGTTCCTTTGGCAAGCATGGGGCATAAAAGTATAATGCTTTAGTGCCATCATTCAAGTTACCGAAAGCCCTATCACGTACTTTGAAACCGAGTTTCTTTATTTCTTCCCAAGTGGTCAGAAAAACTTTCTTTTGACCACCCCAAACATTTGCGTAGATTTCTTCCCCTTTGATTCTCATAGCTTATTTCCTTAGAATTTCATCAAGTAATTTTTTATCAGCATCCCAAAGGTTGTACCCTTTGGCGATCTTTCTTCTTAGATACTCTTTTTCCCCGATCATGGCGATTGCCTTTTCTCTCAAATCTGATGCGCTCCACTTTTCAGCTTGATCTATCA